ATTTAATAAAAATTATTATTTAATGTTACTGAAGCACAATAAGGATTGCGCGGAGAGTACGGATGTAAGAGGAAAAACGCCAGAGCGTAATAAATCTTACAATTTGAAACAATAGGATTGGAGAAATCCTAAATAGAAAGAACACAAATAAGATAAGGACCAACATCACAAAACAAAGAATATTACTGAAAAGCGCTATAGCAAAGCAGATAGTCATAAACAAGCAGGTAATTAAAAACAAGCAAATAATTAAAAGAATAAGAAAAAGCAAAAACCAGACTTACTCGACATCGTACTAGCTGACGGGGTGAAGAACATCAAATTACAAATAAGCTAGAATTTTAGACCATTTAATTGCATGTTAATAGCAGAGACTGCATCCAAAGACACTTATGATTTTAACGTTGCGTCAGACCCCTACATGGCAAAAATGGAATCAAACAAATTTTTATTAACAAGAGCATCACTCAATAAAGGCAGTTATTTTACACTATAATGCTAGGATACAAATTATAAAAACCTTTATTGTTTAGGCATACAATTCAATCCATCATTTAGCTTTTGTGCATTATTACCTATATTATTGAAAATCATGGATATCCCTTCTTTGTTCTCATTAATTAATATGTTCGACGATTAAGCAGACGAGGCACAAAAATTATCAATCTATAACGCCGTAAAATAGACATTAACCAACATGGCTGAAAACTGGTTGAGTACCCTAGATATGAGCAATTAATCGATAACTGACATCAGATCATTTTTGGCTATATATGAGAAATAAGATTCAGGAAACATATTGCTGCCAGCAGCTCCAAAACTGGACGAAGTTAAGAAATTGTACGATAAGTTAAAAATAAGATACAAGATTATAGATTACGTTTTAAATACAGGTACAACAATCGAATTCGATTAATCAGAACTCATGGTGTATGTAATTAAAAATGACAATTCTGAAGCATACCATACATACATTATGATAGGCATGATTCATTTAGATTCACCTACAGATATGATAAGACACGTCGACCTGTAAGACTTAGCTATGTGTTATGATCAATAAAATTATACTTTGCAATTATACTCACCAAATAGCAAAAATCATATAACTTCTTAAGATTTCGTTATAAATGCACCTTCTACCATCTATGTAGCACATAAAGACGCAGCCACAATAACAACAGGAGCACATGCTATAGGGCATTTAAGACTGCAAGAAAGAGACAAGCCAATTAAGTAGGATAAAAGCAACAATAAGGGAGATGATAACTAACCGCAAGAGGATAGAGACAGCAACGAAGATTAATAGAACCATAGAGATGACCGTCTATTGTAGCAACTTAATAAACAGTACAAAGATTAGAAGAAAGCAGACAACAAACCAGAAACACCTTAACAAAAACTGATGAAAATTATAGGATACCAAGTTGTACCTCATTTGACTGACAGGGAAATATATTATAATGAAGATTTGGTGCGTTGGACAGAATAAAAAATACGAGGCAATGACTTTTTATAGAGAGTGAGCACCAAAATCAGAGACTGGGTTTGTAGAGTCAACCATCACCACGACAATTACACAATAAGAACACTTCCCAACGTTTAAGATGCTATACATGTTTTAGATAAATTGACAAGGATTAGATTTAACACTTAATCTTATAGAGTCGTGCACTAAATACCTTCATCTATAACATAAAATAAGGAGATTATGACTTAACTCTAAGAGCTATTTCAATTAAACAATTAACAATATTCATTATTTATATAGGCAATGGAAAATGGAGCACTCCCATTATCAAATTTAATTAACTCATGCCTAATAAAATTGGGAGGTAAGAATGGATTGAAGGTTTATCATCACCCATATGAAAGACTAGTCACTGATGCGCTTACAGCCGATTTATTTTTCTAAATGCATTTACATATTGAGAAGACGTATCCAACTGCATATACATCAGTAGCAGGTAAGAAGACAACTTAAGTAATCGTTGAGAAGAAGACCATACCGAAGGAACAAGTACCACTATAAATCACCGAAGAACTAGAATAGCTAAGTGATATGGAATTAAGCGAATTATTTTTAAAAGGAGAAGACATAGGTGACTTAACAGATGTAGAACGGGTAAAAAGGATAATATACTTAGCAAAAACAAGAGATAGTGCTAGATTTAACATGGCTGTTAAGACATACGTCGAGGAAGACCAAATGACAATAGCTTAATGGTTATTATAAGCATAAGAATAGGCGGACGAAAATAACAAACTAGATTTTAAAGATGGTAATTAAATGTAAAACAACGACGATGTCAAGAACGAAGTTAACAATACAACAAATTCTTAAGAATAGAACACCTAATTAGGCCAAAGCGTACATATTAATGAAAGCTCAGATGTTAATATAATACCATAAGAAGAAGCGCAAAGTATATCATATGAAGAACAACAGTAATAAAAGCTCATTGATCAATAAATAACAGCATAACAACCACAAGACACAGCATAAGACACCTCATAATTATAGCAAAATCTAATAGAGAATAATGACGACAACGACAGATAGCATACACCTTAATAAACTTTAAGCTAAATAAGCAATGAAATATATATACCAGAACAAGACCCATAATTTCCATAGACTAATGTTAGTGAAAGCGAGAGTTCGTTTGAGCCGGAACGAGACTCAAGCCAATCTTATTGCGTAATGGACATAGGTTCTAAATGGAAAAAGATGATTGATATGATTACAGAGAGGGGTTTGAGAGTTACACATTTAATTGCAATCAGGCCAATCATCAGTAATAATGATGACACATACGTTCGTTCTCAATTATCCTAATAGCAATACCATACATATATTCAGACCAAATAAGTTATATTTTAATATAAAGGCATACTAGTAATAGTGAAAAATATCGCTCTCAACGCCAACATTTCATTGCAGAGTCTAGTATTTGACAAAATTCCAATTAATTTCATTAGTATTATTGACGCACATTACTATGATGGCGTGAAAGATTTTTTATAAACAAATATACCTAAGATGGACAAAAACATAGAAGTGTGGGCCGTTTCAAACGCTTATAAACAGATAACTACAAAAGATACAACGTACAGTAACACGCTTTATTCAGGTAACGGAAGCTATACATTAAATTTATAAAACGGGCGCTGGACAGTGACATCCACAATGGAAGGTAATCCGGATGATTATTAACATGACATATTGAACATAGACGGAATGAATCCCAAAACAACAACTGATAAAAACCTAAGTTACGTAGTAAAGAAGTATACAGCCATAGCAGTAGATGTAAGAACAGTTTTGTATTAGATAAAATAACGCATAGAGGTAAAACTTAGCGAAGTATCATAGACACAGATAATAATATCATAAAACATCGATAGCTTTTTAATAAAGAATCCCAACGTAATAAACGACAAAATGAAGTCAAACTTGATATCCAACGTAGCCGCTTACATATCAAAATAAGAAGAATTGCCTGCAAATGTTACAATGGAGGAGGTAACCAACTTAATGCCATAAAAAATA